AAGAGCATCTGGGAGAGCGGATGCCTTGTGTTTCGCAGGTTGGACACGCTGGCGGGCGTATTCACGATCTCGCCGCAAGGTATCCGCGAATGGGCATCGGTTTCGGACATCGATGCCCAGAACGGCACGTTGACCGCCGCGCGCATCGCGACGGGCATCATCGTCCATACGTCTGTGACGGGCGGCGGCACGCTGACGTTCGATACCGCCGCAAATATTATCGCAGCCTTCCCCGGCATCCAGGTTGGTGAAGTCGTCAAGTGCTACCTGATCAATGACGGTGACCAGACAGTGACGCTCGCTGCCGACGGCGGCGGGACGGTGACGATGGGCGACGCGGATCAGACGCTCGCGATCAATGAATCCTGCCTGCTGCTGATCCTCATGACGGGCTCGGCGACGGTCACCGTCTACATGATCGGAGCCTGAGCGATGGTCGCGAACGTTCTCTCTATCTGGGAATCCGGCGCACAGGTCTTTCGCCGGTTGTCCAACAGACAGCAGGTACTCAGGATCGCGCCACAGGGCATCCGCGAGTACATGACGGTGACGGATCTCGACACAGACGACGCCACGCTGACGGCGGCTGCCATTGCTGGAGGCATCGCCGTACACACATGCGGCATCGGCGGCGGCACACTGACGACGGATACCGCCGCTCTGATCCTTGCAGCCTTCCCCGGAATCCAGACGGGGGAACTGATCAAGTGTTACGTGATCAATGACGGCGCGGGCGTCTCGACGCTCGCCGGTGGCGACAGCGTGACGCTGGGTGATGCCAGCCAGACGCTGGCCGCCAATGAGTCGGCGGGGCTGGTGTTCCTCGTCACATCGGCAACAACGCTCACTCTGTATCACTGGGGGGCCTGATGGCGGTCTACAACCGCGGCCTCGAAGGGAAGCTCAACGACATCCTGACCATCCTCGGGACGACGAAGGCTTCCTTGTGGCCGTTCTGGGAGCCCACTGGCGTACTCGTGACGGGGATCGGGGCAGGAGACCTGATTCCCTCTGAGACCGCCGGTGCGGCCGAGGCGCTGGAGGATGACTTCGCACCGCTGCTGCTGCCGTGCGGCCTGTACTCGTACCACTTCCACCCCACGGGCGATCATCACTTTGCGGGCATCGACCACGCGAACTACTCCTTTGCGGCGGCGGCGTTCAGCGTCGGTGCGTGGATCAGACCAAACACCGTCGTCTCAAACACGATCATGGCCAAGTACAGCGCGACCGTGCGCGAGTGGCGGTTCTGGATTGACGGCGATGGCAAGCTGGACTTGGAACTGTACGACGAGTCCCAAGACGACACCGAGATCGCCGTATCGGATGCCGCGCTGACAGCGGGACAGATGCAGTTCGTGGTGGCGACATTCGACGGTGTAGACGCCACGCCGGGGATGTACCTGTACGTGAATGGTGCGGCGGTCAATGACGGGTCATCGGTGGAGGAAGGCGCGTTCGCCTCGATGGAGGACACAGCGACACCGCTGACGATCGGCTGCTCAGGTGTGACGGCGACGCCAGCAAACGAGTTTCACGGCCGGATCTCGCTGCCGTTCATCACGGGCAAGGCGCTGACGGCGGCTGAGGTGTCGGATCTGTACGGATTATCAGCGCCAATGGTGGGTCTCGTATGAGTGACTGGGGAGGGTACAGGAAGATCCTCGAGCAAGCGCAAGAGGATGCGAAGGCGGAGCGCGAGAACCCTCCGCCGACATGCCCGATCGATGGTGAACGGCTCGAACGCCATCCGACAAGAGAACTCTGGAATTGTCCGTTTGGCAATTACAGAACAACGAGCCTGCAACGTGGATGCTGAGAGGGTAGAGAGTGAGCCTGTCACTCGTCACCGCGCCGACCGACGAGCCGCTGACCTTGTTAGAGGCCAAGCTCCACTTGCGCGTTGACCAGACGGCAGAGAACTCGCTCATCGACACCTACATTTCGGCGTCTCGGCAGGCGGCAGAGCACTTCACTTCACGCGCCCTGATGACGCAGACGTGGGACTGGAAGCCCACCCTCAAGCAGTGGGCGCCGTTTGCGTCGGGGCGGGCGGTGCTGTTGCCGAAGCCGCCGCTGGTGAGCGTCACATCGGTCAAGTACCTCGACACAGACGGCGCGGAGCAGACCTACGCCGCGGCTAACTATCTCGTCACCGTGGCGCGAGACGGGCGCGGGTACGTCCAGATGAAGCCTGACGCCGCGACCGCATGGCCTTCGACCTACGACGTGGACGGCGAGGTCACGGTTCGGTTCGTCGCGGGCTATGGCGACCAGGACGACATCCCCGGCGACCTGAAGGCTGCGATGCTGCTCATCGTCGGCAACCAGTACGCCAACCGCGAGAGCGTGATCATCACGGGAAGGGGCCAGGCTGCCGCAGAGCTGCCGCAGTCGGCCGAGTGGCTCATGTTGCCGTATCGGGAGGTGTCGTTTTGAACGCCGGCACCCTCGACCGGCGCATCACGATCCAGCAGCGCACAGACGCGCGCGACGCGGCGGGCGAGCCGATCCCCACATGGAGCACGCTGGCGGAAGTCTGGGCCAAACTGGAGTCCTTGCAGCCATACGAACTGGCCGCGACGCAGTTGACGCAGGCTGAGAAGCCCGTGCGCTTCTACATCCGCCACCGGACCGATGTGGACGAGACCATGCGCGTCTCGTGGGACGGCGAGGAATGGGACATCGAAGGCATCAGCGAGATCGGCCGCCGGGAAGGGCTGGCGCTGATCTGTAAGGCGCGGCCATGACGCGATTCAACATCCGCACGAAAGGCACGAGAGGCGTGCTGGCCAAGCTCGCCACCGTAGACGACGGGTTGCAGCGTGAAGTTCTGGAGACGGCCGTGAGGGTCGGGTCGCAGATTGTCGAAGGCGATGCCCGTCGCAGGGCGCCGCGCGATACCGGCAGGCTACAGCGTGCGATCAAGAGCGAGACGGTCGAGGTCTCGCCGGGCCGTGCGTTAGCGCGGGTGTATGTAGGCAGGGAAGCCTTCTACGCCCGATTCGTGGAGTTCGGCACGCGCAATATGCCCGCCAAGCCGTTTCTGCGGCCTGCGCTGCGTGAGAACCGCGGGCGGGTCATGTCGGCGGTGCGGAGCACCATCGGGCGGATTCTCAACCGAAGGGCAGGGATCTGATGGCAAGCCTACACGAGAGCATCAAGAGTCATCTGGAAGGCTTCGCGGGACTGAGCGCATTGATCAGCACGCGGGTCTATCCGATGCGGCTGCCGCAGAGCCCGACATATCCAGCCGTCACGTACATGACGACCTCGGGGTTCAGCGAGTACCGGCACGGCGGACTTGTGGGGAAGGGTGAGAGCTTCGTGCAGGTCGGTGCGTGGGGAGAAGTCTACCTCGCGACAAAGGCGGTGGCAGAGCAGGTGCGGCTGGCGATGGACACGTTTACGGGGACGATCGGAAGCCTGGCGATCGCGTATGCGGACAGGGTCGGCGCGATCGACCTCGTAGACCCGGAGGAGCCGCTGCTCTACCACATCTCGCAGGACTTCCGGATCAGGCATGCGGAGGCGGTGGCATGAACATCATCGCGCGACTGCTGGAGGCCGTGAAGCCGCCCGAAGGCGAAGTGCGAGCCGAATGTCCGGTGTCGGGCGGTGGGCATCGCTGGTTGCGAGGCGGCACTCACGACCACCCGCACCGGCGGATCTGTTTGGAGTGCGAACTGAAAGAGGGCTACGAATGACGGCGACGATCACGAGCATCAACGGGGCGAAGGCGCTGCGGAAGCTCGATGTCGGCGCGGGAGCGAAATATGAGGAGGGCTGGGAGACGATGGATCTCTCTCCGGCCTATTCTCCTGACTTCGCGCATGACATCACGCAATTCCCGTGGCCCTTTGCCGATGGCGACTTCGACGAGCTGCGGTGTTGGCACGTCCTCGAACACCTGCCGGCGACCATCACGCAGATCGACTGGGAGCATCGCGCGATCGAGTACACCAACGCGCGCGTTGCCGTGATGAACGAAATGCATCGGATTCTCAAGCCCGGTGGGCGGTTGAGCATCGAGGTGCCGATCTTTCCGTTCTGGCAGTCGGTGGCTGACCCAACGCACATCAGCCCGCCATTCGTTCAGCAGAGTTTCGACTATTTCACCATTGGCGGCGGACACGATGAGCATATGGCGCTCTACGGCGTGAAGGCGTGGGAGTTCGTCGAGCGCATGTCGGTGGATGACGGACGGATCAAGCGCGTGACGATGAGGAAACCCGCATGACGCCGCAAGTTCGAGATTGGGTGTGGAACCTGCAAGGCGTCGAGGGGCCTGTCCTTGAAGTCGGGTCGTATGACGCAAATGGTTCGTTACGCGATCTTTTCAATGGCATGGAATACGTCGGCCTCGATATGCGCGAGGGGCCGAACGTGGACATCGTGCGCGACATCATGGACCCGTGGGAAGGTGCCTACGGCACGGTGGTCTGCGTCGAGACGCTGGAACACATCGCGGAGCCGTGGCGTGCGATCGACACCATGCACAGCATCCTCAAGCCGGGTGGCCTGTTCGCTGGTGCGTGGGTGTTCAACTGGGAGATTCACGGGCATCCGAATGACTACTGGCGAGTGACGCCGGAGGGCTTCAAGTACCTACTCAACCGCTCGGGATTTGTCGAAATCGAAGCCACGCTCGCGGAAGATCACCATGTCTATGCGACGGCACGGAGGGCGGCATGAAACTCATGGTGGTCTCGCCACCTCATGGGTACACGACCCGCGATGTCTGGAAGCGCGTCCTGAGCGGGCTCGCGGCCAACGGTGTTGAGGTGCTGCCTTACGACTTACTCCCGCGCTGGCGCATGTGGGATGAGTTATTGGCACTGGGCGAGAAGAAGGGCATGAACATTCCCTCCGGGATTGGCGCGAACGTCCTTGCTTATGAGCCGATCGTCGGCGCGGCGATCAAACACGATGCCGATGCGGTACTGCTCGTCTGCCCGCAATATTTCCCCGGCCCCATCGCCCACGTGTTACGCAAGGCTGGCAAAAAGACGATCGGTTATTGGACGGAAGCGCCCTACGAAGACACCACCCAGGCACCGCTTCAGTCATCTGACTTCGACTTCGCATTCGTGAACGACCGCTATAGCGTGGACTTGTTTCGGGCGTTCAACCCGGCAACGTTCTACCTGCCCCATTCATTTGATCCAGCCATCCACTACGCGCCCGAGGAGGAGGCGCGCGATGACAAGGTGGTGTTCATCGGCACGGGGTACTCCGGGCGCTGGGATTTCTTCAACCGTGTTGACTGGTCAGGAATTGACTTTGAGCTGCGCGGGATCTGGCGTCGGAGACCGGGACGACAACGCCTCAACAAGTACATCCAGGCGGGCGTGATGGAGAACGATGAGACGGCAACGATGTACCGGCAGAACGCAGTGGGGCTGTCGCTGCATCGGACGCAGCGGTACTCGATGGCCGAGTTTGAAATCGACGAAGGCGATGCGTACAGCGTCGGCCCTCGCACCTACGAGCTGGCAGCGTGCGGCTGCTTCCAAATCTCCGATTACCGGAGAGAACTGATCGACATCTTCGGAGACACGGTGCCCGTGTACGAGACCCCGGAGGAGTTGGGCGCCATCGTGCGCCAGGCGATCTCTGACCCGGTATGGCGTCAGGAGAAAGCCGCACAGCAACGGTTAGCCGTGCAGGGGCGCGATTGCGCCACCACCATGCGCTACATGCTCGAACAGGTGGCATAGAGAAAGGGCCAGGCAATGACTACCATCCAAACAAGGAACGCCTCCATATACTTCGACACCTCACACATCAAGGAGACCCGGAACTTCACCGTGGATACGGGGGCGGACTTCGTGGACGACACCGTGCACGGTGACGTGAACCGGACGTTTGCGCCGCTGTTCCAGAACTTCAGCGCGTCTATTTCAGGGCTGTGGGACATCACAGTCGGCGGGTCGGATGCGCTGTACCGGAAGGCTGCGGCCGCCACGACGGGAAACTTCTCTCTCTACATTGGCGACTCCAACCGCTACTTCTACGGCACGGCATATGCCTCCGTGGACAACGTGGGGGCGCCGTATGACGACTTCTCGCCGCTGGACTGGTCTCTCAAGCCGACCGGCACGGTGGGACTCTACGCGAAGTAGATGGAGGGGGTACGTGCGAGGGGCGATGTGGCGGAAGTCTGGCAGTGCGGCCGGCAAGTCGGGACGCTGTGGGACTGGAAGCTTGAGGAAGTCGATCTCGGTTGGGTGGCCGAGGCCGAACGCCAATCGTTCGTCGGAACCTTCAGCGGCGGTGATGCGGGTATTCGGTTCTTCATCACCGCCGCTTCCGAGCACGTGTTCCAGATCAGGGCTGAGGGCCGCGTCACGCAGTTCGTGGCGGGCGAGAAGATGAGGCATCCGTGCAGGATGCAAGGAAAGAGGCTATGGACGATAGCAGCAGTACTCCCAACACGAAGCGCGTAGAGCTGGAGGGCGGACAGTGGGCGGAGGTGCGGCGCATGAACGGCGCCGTGCTTCGGCATGTCCGCAACAAGGCACATGAGCGAAAGCGGGAACTCGGCCCCACTGCGACGGCAGCGACGTTAGAGGCGTCGGAAGATCCGACGCTGGAGACACTCGACGGACTGCCGCTGCTGATCAAGGCATGGAGTTTCGACCAGCCGATTACGCCGGAGTCTGTCGAGGAGGTGTTGCAGTACACCGACATCTTCCGTCTGTGGGCGTGTGCGAAAGGCGTGGACATCCCAAACCCATTATCCCCTTCGTCCGATGGTACGCCGACGAAGGGGACAGCAAAGGCGAGGCGCCGTTCGAGTGGTTGATAGGACAGGTCTGCGAGTCGTTTCACTGCACGCCGGACGTAGCGATGCGTCAGGACTGGCAACTGTGCCGCGACATCATGCTGATGCGCCAGTACGCCGAACTGCACGACATGGACAAGGACAAGACGCGGCGCAAGGCGATGACGACCGGCATGAGGCGCGCATTGATTCAGTACGAAAAGCTCGCGGGACTGATCGGCTAACGCAGCGGTTCAACGGTGGCGCAGGCTTCGATCATGCGCGCTTGGTATGTAGGGGGGAACATTTCAAGGTCAGGCCCGATCTCTTGATCTTTGACGCACGAACTAAGCGCAAGGGAATGCTGGCGCGCGAACTCATCCGCTGGGCCAGTGGTAGCCAACGCCACTACTGTCCACACCGCCACCTCATAGCGACGTGTGGCAGTCGAGGCCTCTTTGATCGTCATGGTTCGATCCAAGGGGATGCCGTTGAAGGTGTCCTCTTTGGCACTAGGAACGGCGATGGCGCCGACGACGACTACGACGACTACGGCTGTGCCGACGGCCACGGCCAGCACTCCCAGACAGAACAGCGATACGCGCCACATGACAGTAGGAACGCACATCTGATGCGTCTGAGTCAATAGGACACGTCAAGTAGATGGCGACAGTAGACCAGCTCCAGATCCAGATCGAGGCCGTCAATCAGGCGAGCGGAGAGCTTCGCCGGATTACCAACGACCTGCGAAAGCTGGAGGGCCAAGCTGGTGTGGCGGGCGTGGGCGCTCAGCGGTCGATGGGGCTGTTTAGCCAGGGCTTGAAAAGCGTCGGGCGCGACATGATCGCTGTGGCAGGGGGCATCGCCACATTCCGCGGATTGCAGGCGGGCATACAGGGCACGGTGGGCGCAGCCATCGCCTTCGAGTCGTCGTTCGCGGGCATCCGCAAGACCGTCGATGCGACCGAGCAGGAGTTCGGCCAGATCGCCGCGGCGAACCGCAGCATGGCGAAGGAACTCCCCGCAACGGCCAACGAGATCAACCGCATCGGTGAGTTGGCGGGTCAACTGGGCGTTCGCGGCGTAGACAACATCGTATCGTTTGAGCGCGTCATTGTTGACCTCGCCAACACTACTAACCTGACTGCAGAGGAGTCAGCCACCGCGTTCGCGCAGATCGCGAACGTGATGGAGCTACCTATCCAGAACCTTGACCGCTTAGGGTCGTCGGTCGTGGACCTGGGTAACAAGAGCGCGACCACTGAGCGCGACATCGTGGCGTTTACACAGCGCATCGCCGGATCGGGAAAGATCGCGGGGCTCGCTGTCGAGGAGGTTGCTGGCATTGGTGCGGCGTTCGCGTCCGTAGGTGTCGAGGCCGAACGTGGCGGTACGGCGATCCAAAAAGTCTTAGTCAACATGACCAAGGCCGTCGCGGAAGGCGGCAAAGAACTGGACACGTTCTCAAAGACTGCTGGCTTGTCGGTAGAGGCGTTTCAGAACCTCGCGCGCTCCGATCCCGCTGAGGCGTTCACGCTCTTTGTGGAGGGCTTGGGAAGGGCCGGGGATGAAGCGTTCAACATCCTCGCGGATCTCGGTCTCGCCGACCAGCGCCTCATACAGTCGTTTCTCAGTGTGGCGGGTGCTGGCGATCTTGTCCGGCGCTCGATTGAGACGAGCACAGCGGCATTCAAGGAAAACACCGCGCTCACGATCGAGGCCGAGAAGCGATACGAGACGACGGCTGCCCAATTGTCGATCCTGCGAAACAACATCGCCGACGTTGGTATCTCTCTGGGGCAAATCCTGCTTCCCGCGCTAGCGGAGGGCAGTCAAGCGGGCGTGGACTTGCTCGACGCTTTGCGACCGCTGGGCGCGATCCTGCCGTCAATGACGCAGGCCGTGATCGCGTTCGCGGCGGCGTTCGCGGCCATCAAAGCCGTCCAGTTAGGGGCGGGACTGGCAGCGAGCGTGCAGCAGTTGGTCGCGCTTCAGGTGGCGCTGGCGTCGGGTATGACGACCATGCAGGCCACAGGCGCGGTTGCAGCGAATCTCGGGCGCTCACTCCTGACGCCAACCAACGCAGCCATCGGTCTGGGCGTGGCATTTGTCGGGCTGGATCTGGCGGCACGGAAGTTTACAGGTGCGGGGATCGTCGATCACCTCACGGGCGCAGCGGCTGCGGCCGAGGAAGCGGCCCGCCGGACGGAGTCGCTGAACTACCAACTGGAGCGAACTGAACAACTGATCACGCTGCTGGGTGAGGACAAAGGCACGGCGCGATTGTTCCGCGAGCAGATTTCAGCGTTCGATGATCTGGTGGCCGTCATTGATGAACTGGGCGGTGTTCGGCAAAAGCTACGTGGTGACGAACTCAAGCAGTTCATCGACACCGAAAAGGACATCCGCACACTCACGGGCACGATCGAGGACTACATCGCTACGTTGCCCGATGCCGGTAAGGGCACGCGGGACATGGCGGCCGAACTGCGTGACATGCTGGATGAGGGGACGATCAGCTCCTCGACATTCGGCATCCTCAATAGACTCCTCAATGAACTGGCGGCGGAAGAATATCTCGCGAGTTTGGGCGCGGATCAACTCGAAGCGGACATGATCTCCCTTACTGGAGCGACACAGGGCACTGGTAGCGCCGTCGCCGATGCCGTCCCGGAGTTCGAGTCGTTCGCGGACGCTATCGACGCAGTGCGCAAGGCGGCGCAGGGCGGCGCCATCTTCGACCCCATGACGGAGGGGCTCAAGCTCCAGATCGCAGTCCTCGAACAACAGCGCCGACAACTCCAGGCATCCGGGCAGGATACGGAAGCACTCGATAGCCGCATCGCGGCGCTGAAGAACACACTCGACACTGCGACAGGATCGACCGAGACGCTGACGCAGGCGATGACGTTCGTCGGCGCGGTGGCGACAGAGGCCTTCGGCGGAACCGAGAGAGCAGCCGCGCGTGCAGGCGTGCTGGTGGAAAAACTGCGTGGTCAAATTGAGGATCTCCCCGCAGAGCAGCAAGTCGAAATCATCGCCCTGATCAATCAGGGATCGCTGTCCGAGGTCTATGCCATCCTCGCGCTGCTCAAAGCTGGCGTGGAGGTGCCGATCGCGTTCCGCGTCGGCGGCGCTGCCAGCGTCGAGGGGATCACAAGCGGGGCGTTGTCGTCAGGCGACAAGCTCCGGCTGGCGCAGTCCGGCGTCAACGTTGCGGACATTGTGAATCTCGACCGGGCCACGCAGGACTTCCGCCAGAGCATCGAAGATACGAACGACTCCGCGCAGCACTTCGCGTCGGGTGGCGGGGCATCGGCCAAGGATGCGCTCGATATCCTCGCGGACGGCGCAATCTCACTTGGCGAGGCGACGGAGAAGGGATTAAGCCCGGCACAGGCCGCCGTGCTGGAACTTGGCAAGGCGTCTGACAATGCCGCAGAGGCGGCGTTCCGGCAGCAGGTGGAGCTACACAAGACCGCCATCGCCTTCGCCGGGCTGACGCCCGCACAGGTAGGCCTCCGGCTCGGACTCAAGGCCATTGCTGACGAGCTGGAGCGTTCCGGGCGGTCGGTGACGGAGTTCCTGCGTGACCTCGCGAAGGATGCCGCAAACGCGCTTGAAGATGCGTTCTCCGGCTTGTTCCGCAAGCCCACGCGCGAAGGGGCCGACCTCGACGTGCGGATCGCCCAGCGCGAGCTTGAACTCGCGGAGGCGGAAGCGGCAGGTGCCAGCGACGAGAAAATCGAACGCATCCGCGACAGCATTGAGGCATTGCGGCGTGAGCGGCGTGTTCTCGACGCCAACAGCGATCTGTATGAGGCGCGGTTCCGGCAGGCTGACCAGACCTTGCTGACGGAGGAGGAGCAGGCGTTTGCGGCGGAACTCTACATCATCGCGCTCAAGGAGCAGACGCTCGCGCTCGACGCATTGCAAGCGCAGGCCACGCTGGAGGCGATCGCCAAGCAGCACCTGATCGACTCGATGCTCAATGCGGCGGAAGCCTACAACGCGACGGCCGGGATTTCGGCGGAGCAGTCCAACCTCGACTTCTTCAACAGCCTGCCACCGGGAGAACGTGAAGCCCTCGCGCGACTGTTAGAGGAACTGGCGAAGCAGGGTAGGCTCGCAGGCGGCACGGACTACTGGCGCGGTGGGCCTGCGTTGGTAGGCGAGCGTGGCCCGGAGATCGTCAACATCCCGCGAGGTTCGCAGGTGATCCCGGCAGACGAGACGAAGCTCCTCACGGCAGGGACGCCGGCGCCCATCTTCTACAACGCGAACATCTACCTGCAAGGTGATCCGGTGGCCGGACTTGTGGCGTTGGGGGTGAACCTCAATGGCTAAGCAACTCTGGAAGCCGATCACGCTCAACGGCACGGCCATCGATGGTACGGGCAACATCCTCATGGAGTTCCGGGGCGGCGACAACTCGCCCTATACGCCCGGAGCCGTGCGGCCGGTCGTCGCGCAGATCCCCGGCGGCGGGATCAGGGACGTGCGGGGCGACCGCATGGACCAGACGTGGGAAGCGCAAGTCATCCTCACGGCGTCCGATGAGACAGACATCGCAACCATGATGGGCGTGTTCTCTGAGGAGGCGGGGCTGGTGTGGCTCCGCGCCCAGGACGGGCAGGCGTCGCCAGTGACGTGGCGCATCCCCGTGCGCGTCGTGCAGTCGCCAAAGGCGTGGTTCGGGACGCAAGATCACTTTACGGTCGTGCTCTACGTCCCGAGTCCCGTCTGGGAGACCGACACCGAGACGACGACCAGCGTCCTCGACATCACGGACGCCGCGACCACGCCGATCCCGCTCTCGCCGAACAACACCGGCTCGCGCAAGACGTACCCGGTGGCGACGTGGACGGCGGACGCGGCGAAGGGTGTGGACTGCGCCGCGAACGACTGGCCGTGGACGTTCCGCACGTTCGCCGTATCGCATCAGCCGCGCGCCAAGACCGTGCCGGTGTGGCTGGGCGACCAGACGGGTGCGGCGGGGCGGTTCGCGACCGATACGAGCGCAGCGGGCGCGACGGTGCGGCAGACGACCGGAGCGACAACGCTCAACGAGGATCTGGACGCGACCGAGACGGACGTTGATCTCGTTGACGGGACGGGCTTCTCGGCTGACGGGGGGATCGCCACCATCCGCTACGGCACGGGGGCGACAGAGGAGCAGATCACCTACACCGGCAAGGCTGCGGCAACGCTCACGGGCGTCGTGAGAGGGGCAGGCGGGACAACGGCGCAGACGCACCCCAACACGTCCGCAATCACGCCCGGAGGCACTCTACGAGACGGCCGCGACGTAGCGGTGTGGGTCGATGACAACCGCGTACCGGACGACCAGGTATGGCCCGTGGCATGGGGCACGAGCGCGTCTGATGTCGTGGTCAACCTCCCCATGCCGGAAGCCAAGTGGTGCTCGCTGGCCGCAACGCTGGGATCGGCAACGACGGGGGCGGTGGGCTTCAACGAGTCCGTGGCCCACATGCCGGAGGCAGGCTTTATCGCCATTGAGGACGAGATCGCGCACTTCACCGGCAAGGTGGGGGCGAACGGCCTCTACATCGACGCTAGGGGGCTCTGGGGCACGACTGCGGCCTCACACGCGGCTGCGGTGAAGGCATCCGCCAACCCCTTCCGGATCGTCGTGGCGTGCGGCTACGCACAGGCGGCCGCGCGGCCCACGTCGCTTCGATACCGGCCGTGTGTGCAACTGCCGGGCTCGAACAACCAGGTCTACAAGTGGGGCGACGAATCAGACGACGCCAACACTATCTTTTTCAACCGCGACTTTCCCGACCGGAGCATGCAGTGGGAGCCGGGGTTCGACGCCGACGGCAATACCGTCTCGCCGCTGCTCTCGATCTCTGCGTCCGGGACGATCCTCACGTTCAAAGACGACGTGCCCGGCGACGGCAACCCGCCGTACAACTTTGCCAAGATCACGATTCCGCAAGGGATCGATGCTGGCAACGCGACGGCCGTGATCGCGGACTGGACACCCTCTGCGGAGATCCTGAATCTAGAGATGTTCGCGGAGGACGCGCAGGGCGTGCTCAAGCTCATCGATGAATTGCAGCAGAGTGCGGCGGACGCAGACCGCTCACCAGCGGCGTTCAGCAACAACATGTACGGCCTCAAACTCAAGGGCCGATACAACATCGCGACCGGCTTCAGAGGCTCAGATAGCAGCACGTCGCTCAACCTTCAAAACTCCAGCGCGGGCGGTGGTATTCCTCCGCCGGACAATATTGGTGCCTTCAAATTAACGATCCTCGAAGATGGGAACTACAGCGGTATTGTGCTGCGAGTCCGTTTATCCGCCGCTGGTTCCGATAGCGTCTATGGCTACATTGTCAAGGACAATGGTGGACTCCCTGATGTCACTGCCAATGGCATCCTCGTCGGTTTGCAGGGCGACTTCTCACCTGCAATCACATCGACCACTGGCGAGTTTGTGAAGGCGATCTTGCAGAAAGGACAGTTCTTCCGCGCAGGCACGTATTGGCTACTGCTCTGGCAGCTCACAACGGCCGCGCCGACGATCCAACTCCGAGGCGCTTCGAGCTATCAGCAGTCTCAGGCGATGAACTGGGTGAGCCCCACGTGGACTAGCGTTTTCAAAACGCCGTGGTACTACCTCCTGTCGGACTACGACAGCGAAGGGCGGGCCATCATTTACGACGATCAGCCGGTCGTTGACATCTCCACCGGCAACCGCACCGCCATCACCGCATCATTCGACAAGCCGAGAATCACGCTGGAGCCAACACAGTCGGTGTACGTCCATCGCAACACCGCATTCGTGACGGGCGCGACGGCCGGTGCCCTGTACCACCTTCAGGGCACGCTCACGAACACCACCAGCGGCGACACCGCGATCCCGGACGTGTGGCTCGAACTCACATCGACGCTGGAGATCGACTGCGGCGCTGACCTCACGACCGGCACACGCAAGGTGACGAAATCGGAGGAGGGTTTGACGTACCCACTGACGGGCGTGGTGACGTTCTCCAACCTCCCGGAATGGTTGCCGATGTCGCCGGGCGTCAACGCCTTTGAATGGGAGGATCTTGGACTGACGACAGCATCAGCGGGGCAGGCGGATCTCGCGATGACGCACCACGGGCGGAAAGTTTGAGGGTCGAGGATCGATGTTAGGGACATTCGCCGTCTGCGTAGGCCACGATGGCATCGGGCGTAGGAGCCCATCGCCAACCCACATCGCTAGCAATCTGGTGGAAGGTCTCGCGATCGCCATCGATCTGGACTGTGACGGCCGTTGTCTCCACGGCACCGAGGATCGGGAGTTCTGCGGGCTCCTCATACTCCTCAACGACACGGATATCGTCGAAGCTGATGCTCGTACCATCCACGCAGGACAGGTACAGCGTGCGCGGGATCACCTCTTGGAGTTCTGGGTGAAGCTCATCGTAGAGCTTCCCCCATTGGCCACGCTCGGCAAAGCCCAACTGCCGCACCAGAGCACCACCAGCCGACTCAGCGCCCCCACCTCCGCAGGCAATGATCAGGGCAGCCGTGCCAGTCAGCAGTACGCGCATGTGTTCACCTCCGCACCCGTAAGCCTACACCCTGCCCGCAACCCCTACGTCAAGGAGGCCGCATGACCTCCGTCCGCAAGCTACCGGGCACGGCCGCCAACGACGCCTCTATCGGGACGATCGCGTGGGTAGACGCATCTAATGCCCTTGTGTCCGACGACAGCCGCGCCACCGTGGCCTTCACGGCGGGATCTCAAACGTCACAGTATCTCAAGCTCACCAACTTCGGCTTCAACATCCCGCCCGACAACAGGATCGACGGCATCGTGGTCGAGCAGGAGCGCCGCAATAACGCCGCCGGGACGGTGACGGATGCGCTTTTAGTGCCGGTGAAGGCGGGTACGATCCAGGCCACCAACACAGGCAAGTTCCGCGCCGAAGCGTGGCAGGTGACGACAGATGAGATTGCTGGCTACGGCAGCCCGCGCGACACATGGCGCTTGCCGTGGACGCCCGCCGACATCAACAACTCCGGCTTCGGGATCGCCATCCGCTGCCGTAAGGCCGACGCCGGCGCGACATCGGCGGAAGTCGACGCGGTGTGGATCACGGTGTACTACAGCCGCGCCGGAGACCAGCAGCAGATCACCGCTGAACTTCGCACTGGCAAGCCGCCGCACACTTCGCTGATCCAACTGGGTTCGGATGTCCGGTATGGACTTCGATTGCGCGGGATGAACACGGCATCCCTCACCGTCCCTCGATCGCACGCCCTCTACACCTCGGGCGCCCTCTACGACGCGCTCTACAGCGACCCGGACAACCCGTGCATGATCACGGCCCGCCACCCGGACGGACTATTGCCGTTTGTGGGGTTCGTGACCAAGATCGCCGACTCGAAGAAAGACGGGATGCTGGACATCCAGGCGAAGGATCACACCGTCCGCCTAGCGCGGGGGTTGTGTCCGCAGTCCGGTGGCGGGCAGGCGTCGTCAGGCCAACTGTTGCGGACGGCGTTCCAGCACATCCGCTCCACCTACATCGACCCGTATTTCGAGCTATCCGACATCAAGGACGGCCCGCCCGCGAGTTACGACTTCAAGCTCGACAAGGGCGACCGCTTTCCGCGCGAGATGGAGGATCAGACTGGCTGGGACTTCTATTTCTCGCACCTGTTCTCAAACGGCGTGCGGACGCTGGCGCAATGGACAGGGCCAGCCGGGACAGATCGAAGGTCGGAGGACGCATGGCAAGACGGGGTGCATTTCACCTCGCGCGAGTACGACGTGGACTTCGAGGCTGCGGTGTCTGGCGTCGTCGCCATCGGCGGGAACGGGCCGTTTGCCGACCGCACCGGAGCGTTCGTGTCCAGCACGGGCCGGAGCGTCGGCAACGCAAGCGGGGCAGTCCGGCAGGGCGTGCCGCATCGAGGTTTCGGCGGCGTGCATGGCGTCATCTTGCCGCAAGCGACCGACCAGTCCGTGCTCAGGGCCGTGGCGCAGCAGAAGCTCGAACGCAGCGAGCATACCAGCGAACAGATCGGGTTCACGTTGCTGGAGAAGGCCGTTGACCGATCGCGGTTGGGGCTTGGTGATCTGCGCCAGGTGCGGTTCGAGACGATGGGGAAAGACATCGTGCGCGAGGTGCGGATTATCGGCCTCGACCTCTCGGGCGATGGCGTCGTGGGCGTGGAATGTGAGGTGTTGGGATGAACGACCGGCTCAAGAGCGCGATGTACGACCCGTTGGCCGACCTACGCGCGCGAAATGTCGTGTTGCGGTTGCTGCGTGATCTGGTGAAGCAGAGCGAGACGGCGCTGCGGAACGCGGAGGGATAGATGGCTGTTCTCGTCCCCAATCTCGCTGATGCTGTTGTCCATGATGACCAGGCCAAACTGGATTCGTTGCATGTGCGGATGCTCGGCAAGCAGGCGATGCCCTACGGCGTTGTTTCCGGCGTAGAGTCTGAGTGCGCGGTGACGTGGGACTCTGACCTCATCTTCGACGTGGCCGCTGGCCTGACGATGCACGAGACGGGTGTCGCCAACACCATTGCGGCGGGACAGGTGACGCTCTCGGCGGCCGATGCGACTGACCCGCGGTTCGACCTGATCGTGGTGGACGTGAGCGGCACAAAGACCTCCCGCACGGGCACGCCGACTGCACTGCCTGACCCTCCGCCGCTACCGGCGTTGACGGACGGTGATGTCGCATTGGCGATGGTGTATGTCCCTGCCGCCGCTACGGCGCTGTCGGCCGACCACCTTCACGACCAGCGCGTGCTGTGCATGACCGTGCCGGACTTGTTGACGACGACGCAGCGCGATGCGCTGGTGAGTGCTGGCCGTCCGAAGGGGCGGATGTTCTACGACTCTACGCTCAATGTCTTGTCGCTCAACGTCGGTACTGGCGCAACGCCGGAGTGGGCGCAGTTCGGTGCGAAGCTGACCATTGCCGGGCAGAACGATTACACAGCCAATGTTGCGTCCGAGTTCCGGCTGCTCAACAAATACGGCTCACAGGGGATTGCTGGGTCAGCTACGCCGCTGGATATCCAGGGCACGCTCCAGATGTATCACACAGTGAGTAACGCGGGACGGTCAGGGAACCTGTTTATCACGGCTGTCGAGGGATACCGCAATCAAATCATCTTTGAGGGTGCGCAGCGGCGATTTCAGGCAGGAGGCCCAGGTGGGTCACACACGTGGTATCCGCTGGGCGCTGGCTACTACACGCATCAAGATCCAGACGGCAACGACGAGCCGATGGCCTTCTCGTCTCACGGCCGTCTGGAGAATGCGCACCCGAGCGCCGCGCCCGGAGGATGGTCGCACGTCGCGTGGTACGCCGTCCCTGATTACTGGTCGAACACGACGCGCACGGCCACGTCTCTTGGTGGAGCGGGTGGCGGCGCGATCACGGCATCGGCGCGGTACACGCGCGAGCGGTGGCGCGTGTCCAGCGTGAGCAGCATCTCTTACGGGACTGTGCTGCTGGTGTGCGCCTCGACGTTCGAGCCGGGACGCGATCTTCCGACTTCGCAGCATGAATACATCTACGTGATCCCTGACTACGCAGGGCCGTGGGGCGCGGCTGGGAGCAAGACGAACACCGACCCCGTAACGGGCAATCCCGAGATGGACGTGCTGCGGGGCTTTTGGGGCACGAATACATTTGCTCACGCCTCCGGGTCAAAGCTCTACTACGTCGCACGGAAGCCCAACAACCAGTCGATCCAGATCTGGTTCGGCCCGGACGGCCGAGGATTCTACCCACGCGCTGACGGTGCAGAGCCCACATCCAATGCCGAGCGTGGCGGCGCGTTGATCATGGTGAATAACGACACCGTGTTCAACAATCCGGTCGGATTCGCGGACGAAGCTGCTCCGCTGTGGACGGATTCGCCGACGCCTGACTCTATCCGCGATGACCTCGCGGGGTTGGAGCGCGCGTCTGGCGCAGGTGGAGCGAACGTGCTCCAGGCATGGGCCAGCGCGGCCACCGGCGGAAGCAGTGGGGCAGAGCGTCCAGCGACGGCTTTTCGCATCGTGGGGCATCCGACAGACGACCACGCGACGGCACTCACGGGGTCGATGTTCTACCGGCAGGATCTCGGCAAGTTCCGCCTGCGTGAGACTTCGGCATGGCGCACGGTCGTCACTGCCTCAGATCTAGAGGGCTTCGACGTACTGCTGGACAACATCGGGAGCGGGTCGTGGGATGGCAATATCGGACTGCGGCTATTCAGTGAGACAAAGACCTTCACCACCACGCCGATCACGATGGCGGCGATCCTTGGCACGTACACGCTTAGCGCATCCAGCGACGACACCACGTTTACGGCCCGATCTTTTAGCTCCTCCATTCTGATCGATGACACGATCAGCCGATGCACGGGCTACCTCGTTAATGCGACATACAACACGACACCCACAGCCGACCTCTCTTTCAATGTGTACGGGCAGAACTGGATCTCTGCGTATGAAGATCTGACCTCGGTCAAGATAGACACGCTTACCGGGAAAACGCTCAATAACTATCACGGTGTCCTGATCCGGCCGAGTTTCAGCCGCGACAACAGCGGCACGCTGACGGTCGCTGCTTACTCGTCGTTCACGCAAAACTTCACCACGATTGGTGCCGGGATCACTGTCACGTCGGCCTATGCACTGTGGGCAGCCGGGATGACGGTGGCGGCCAGTGGCGTCCTCACGAACCGTTACGGCGTGAAGATTGCGGACATCACCAACAGCGGCACATTCACCAACCAGTACGGCATCGACATCGACCAACTGGACAACGCCTCTGCGATCAATATCGGTATCCGCAACGGCGCATCGACCGTGTTCGCGCCGCACCCGCTCACCCCGAACGTCGATGGTCACTCTTTCAACCTCGACACGGGGACGAACGCCTGGACGAAGATGTACGCCACGCTGTTCACCTTCACATCCAATTCCAGCACGCCTGCCGGGTCAGCTGCGTTTATGAATACGTGGATTCTGACTAACGGACTGGGGATTCCCAACGCCGCGTCCAACGGGCAGATCGCATTCCTCGAAAACAAGGAGAGTGTGGCGTCCAGCAACTTCGACGCCATTGCGCTTCAGGATGAGGACTTCGTATCAGGGACAGACCTCCTGCTCAATGCCCATCGCCGGGTGATGGGGCCGGGCGACGGCATGGTGGCAATGTTCCGGTCTGACCCAATGGGCAAGACCAACAAGTGGCGCGAGCTGTTCATGGTCGGCCGCCGGTACTCGATGGTGCCCATGTACTCGATGTGGGTCAAGCCGGTGATGGACTGGGCCGTCACAGACGCACCGTTGCAGCTCGCGGCGACAACCACGGCCTACTTCGTCCTGGTCAATCTGCCTGTGTCGATGAGCGTGTTCGCGCTCCAGATCAACTGCACGAATATCGGCACCAGCGGAAACACTGTGAAGCTCGGCGTCTACACAGAGGATGGCGTCAAGTGTTTTGAGGCCACGTCAGGCTCGATCATCAGCGCGATCAGGATCAATTTCTCTCCCACACACAATCAGCGGACAACCGTGCTCCCGGCTGGCAACTACTGGGTCGGGCTCGTGCATGTGAACGACGCCGGGACAAACCCGACGTTCAGTGCCTACACGGTATCGGCAGCATATACGCAACTCGGCGGGAACAGAGACATTTGCTGCGGCACGGCAACCGTCACCGCCGGCACGTTACCGGCGACGTTCGCACCACAGGCGGATCTGACAGCGACGACGACGGGGGCATGGAAAGTCCACTTCGAGGGTAGAGCTAGTTAGCAGGAGGAGTTTATGCCAAAGACCAAGACGAAGCAGCGCGACAACAAGGAAGCGATCATCGCGGAGTCCCGCAGGAACGGTGCGGAGGCGGGCGCAGAGGCGGCGATCCAGTTGCTCAAGGATGCGGTGGATGACCCTCGTCACTTCGCCACCGCCATCACCAGACGGATCGACGCCCACAAGGAGATGATGGCCATGCTCGCGCTCGGCATGGAGGAGTTCATGCGCGAGCACGACGCGGGGAAACATCAGGTGTTCCCGCACACGCCTGATCTGCACGGGGCGGAGATGCGCTGCGGCGCCTACCCCTGCCAGCTCAAGGAGATGCAGCGGCGGGCGGAAGCGGAGAAGGCAGAGTTGGAGCGGCTTCAGTTGCAGCTCCTCAAGTTCCAGGAGGCGTAAGTCATGGGCAACGCGGCATTCAACATCGCAATGGGTGGCATCGGCGGTGAAGGGACCATCATTGACCTTGATGGCGACGACATCCGCATGCTGCTGCTGAAAGTGGCGCCGACCTTCCCCGGTGATCTCGATGTGGACAACATCACCGACCTGTTGGCAGGTTCGGCGGATGAGGCGGACGCCACAAATTACGTCCGCAAGGCGCTCGCCCTCACGACCGTTACGGACGACACGGACAACCGTGGCGAGGTGACATCGGGAGGGACAACGACGTGGACGGCGCTCGGCGGGGCCAGCAATAACGACATCGTCGGCGCGGTGGTCTATAAGCACGTTACCAACGATGGCGACAGCATCCCGATCGCGTACATCGAACTGACCGACACGCCCACGAACGGCGGCGACTTCTCGGTGTCGTTTTCGGGAAACCTGATGTTCACGATCACGGGGCCGGACGGGTCATAAGGGGCAGTTAGGGTGATGGCCGATGTCGTTAGGGCTCGTACTCAAGGGGCCGCCGGGGACCGAAGTAGGGGTTGGCCTGCTCAAAGGCCCCTCGGACATCGAGGTCTCTGCGTCTCCGGTTGCCCTGACGATCACGCCGCAAGCGGGCATTGTCACCGCTGGCGCGGTCACGGTCTCAGCGAGCCCGGTTGCGCTGGTTATTACGCCGCAGTCCGGGGCTGTGGCTGCGGGGTCGATTACCGTCTCGGGATCTCCGGTCGCGGTCAGTCTGGGTATCCAGGCGGGATCGGTCGAGGCAGTTGTCACCATTGCTGGGACAACGCTCGCGATCTCATTAGGTGTCCAGGCCGGGACAGCCGTCGCGGGGACGGTCACGGTCTCCGGAGCGCCAGTGGCGATTGTCGTCACGCCGCAAGCGGGCTCGGCGACAGCGGCGATCGAACTGACCGCGACGACGGTAGCCATCACCTTCGGGATTCAACCGCCGTCAACGGTGGTCGAAGGCGCTGCGGTTGCGCTGACGTTTGGCGTCGAGGCCGCGTCGATCGACTCCTCGAACACCGTCACGGGTTTGCCGGTCGCGGTCTCGATCACCCCGCAAGCGGCAACCGTTACGACGGGCGCGGTAACGGTCTCGGCATCGCCCGTGGAGCTGACGCTTGGTGTCGGGACGGCCGTGCTTACGACGCCGGTCACGCTCTCTGCGACTCCGATAACGGTCACGCTGGAGATTGGGGCCGCTACCGTCACAGTAGGCGAGGTCACGGTTGCGGCCGCGACGCTGGCGATCGCCTTCGGGATTCAGGGCGCTACTGCCACATCGGGGACGGAAGTCACAGCGGCGACGGTTGCGGTCTCGTTTGGGATCGAGTCGGCAACCGTATCAACGGGTGGGGTCTCGGTACAGGGATCTGCGGTCGCGCTGACCCTCGGGCTCGGGACCGCAACGGTCACAACGACGGTCACGCTCTCGGCCGCAACGGTCGCGATCAGCATCGGGATCGAAACGGGCGAGATCACCACGCGCGTCATTGGCGTGGCGGTGCCGATTACGGTCGGCGTCCAGACGGGCACCGCTGTACCGGGACAGATCACCGTCGCCGGATCGGCGGTGGCGCTGGTCATTGGCGTCGGCGTGGCGACCGTGCTTGGCGCACCGATCCACACGATCACCGTCCAGGGACAGGACGACACAGCAATCAGTGTGCTCGGACAACGGGACACCGCGATCGCGGTCAACGGACAGCGGGACACGGCGTTCAGTATCGAGGGCAGGCGTGACGTAGCGTTCACCGTGTTGGGTCAGAGGGACGTGGCTCTGACGATTACGATAGGAGACCTAACGATGGCAGTCGAAGCAAACATCGAGTTCTATCGCGGTGAGGACGTGACGATCACCGTCGAGTTGCCTGTCGGCGAGGATTGCACCGGCTGGACGTATGCCGGGAGGATCGCCGAACGCAAGGCACCGGCGCCGGAGCCGTTGGTGGAGTTCCCGGACGCTGACTTCACCTTCATCGACGCGCGACACTTCAAGCTCACGATCCTGTCGGCCGATACGGCTAGCCTGCGGCCGGACAAACTGGCATGGGACATCCGCAAGATGGACGCGGGCTCGAAGGCGACACTGGTGATCGGGGAGTTGAACCTGCTTGCGGAGGTGACGGCATGATCCGCCCGCAATACGACCATCTGGCGGAGTTGCGGCGAAACGTCGCGGGATACTTCCTGCGGAGCGTGCGGGAGGTTCAGGAACGGCTTGAGAGGGCGCTCCGTACATGATGATGATGCTGTGCTCCTTCTGCAAGCGGACGTATCCGGTCGAGGAGTTCCAGATCAAGCGGATGGAGGACGACCGGCTCTATGGGGGCGGCGGCTTGTTCCGGGCCACCCACCGCCTCTGTAACAAGCGGACGTGGCTCCCCGCGCAGATGGTGAAGGCGGGGC